CTTCCGCCGAACTGACCATGCAGTTGGACGACTTTGCAGAACGTGTGCTCAAGCCGCGTATCTCCCAGTTGGCCTCCAGCATTGACGCTGACGTTGCCAATGCATACCGCACCATCGGTAACACTGTCGGCACACCCGGCACCACTCCGGCCACTTCTTTGGTGCTGTTGCAAGCCCAGCAGAAGCTCAACGAGAACGCCGCTGTGATGTCGCCACGTTACGCTACCGTGAACCCTGCTGCTAACGCTGGCTTGGTTGAAGGCATGAAAGGTCTGTTCAACCCAACAGACACTATCAGCAAGCAATTCAAGAACGGCATGATGGGCACTGGCGTGTTGGGCTTTGAAGAAATCAACATGTCTCAGTCGATCAAGCAGCACCTTACTGGCTCACGTAGCGCCAGCGCTTCCACACTGGTCAAGACCCCCGGCGTTACTTCCGAAGGTTCATCGACCATTCTGTTGGAACAAGGTTCTGTGTCAACAACAATCAATGCTGGTGACGTGTTCACCATCAGCGGTTGCAATGCTGTTAACCCACAGACCCGTGAGTCCACTGGTTCGCTGTTCCAATTCGTCGCTTTGACTACTGTCACTGCTTCGTCTGGTACTTGGACTGTGACCGTTGCGCCTATGTACTCTGCTAACCATGCTCTGGCTACTGTAGATGTGCTGCCCGCAACTGGCGGTGTCGCAACCTTCGTGGGCGCTGCATCTACACAGTACGCACAGAACTTGGTTTACCACAAGGACGCCATCACCTTCGCTACAGCCGACTTGCTGCTGCCACAAGGTGTTGACATGGCTGCCCGCGCAGTCCACAACGGCATCAGCCTGCGTATCGTTCGTCAGTACGACATCAACAACGACCGTATGCCTTGCCGTATCGATGTGCTGTATGGTTACAGCACCATCCGTCCACAAATGGCTTGCCGCATCTGGGGCTAAACCGAATGGGGCTTCGGCCCTGTTTCTTAACTTTTTTTTAAGGAAATTATCATGGCTCTTCCAAATGGCGCAGGCGGTTACCAACTCGGTGACGGCAATATCGGTGAAGCTGTTCTGTCGGTTCAAGGCGCTCCTACTGCCGTGGCTGCTGCCGCGACAATGACGGCTGCTGAACTGTCTAATGGCTTGTTTGTGTTCAACGGCGCTGCCGGTAATCTGACTTTGCCCACCGTGGCATTGGTAGAAGCCGACATCACGGCTGCATCAAAAGTCAACGCTTCTTTTGACTTCATCATCATCAATATCGATGCTGCCGGTTCTGATTCAGTCACTTTGGCTGTTGGTACTGGCTGGACACTTGTTGGTGTTGCTGCGGTTGCTGTTAATACTTCGGCCCAATTCCGCGCCCGTAAAACCGGCGAAGGTACTTGGACTGCGTACCGCATTGCTTAAACCTAACGGGGGCTTCGGCCCCTGTTTTTAAAGGAACATCATGGCAAACACAAAAGCTGTAGGCGTTGCATACGAAGACCCGTACTTGGACGGCGCGGTTATCAACAACTCAACTATTACTGGTACGGTAACGTCTACTGCGGTGTCTAACATCGCCGTAACAAACGCCACCACCGGAAGTAGCAATGCTGCTGCATCTACCACCACCCTTACCCTCACGGGTGTGGGCGGTGTGGGTTGGGCAAGCAAGTCAGACTTGGAAGCAAATGTTGCGCTGGGCGCATACGCTAACGGTCTGTATGGCTACCTAGAATTCGGCGCAAGCGGTCGGGTAACTGGGTTGGCTTCAGGTACTGTTGGCGAAATCGTTTTGTCTGCTGGTTGTACACAAGGTACTTACGCTGCGTTTGAAGCTGAAATCGGCATGCCTAGCGGCGCTGTGACCGGCACAAACACATCGTTTATGTACTTGAGCACTTATGGCGCTGATAAAGCAACATTTGACACAAGCGGTACTTTGTTCAATCTGGCTGGCGTGACTAAAGGTTCGGGTAAGTTCCTTCAAGACACAACATCCGGTTCAACAGCCCGTCCGGTTCAGGTAATTAAAGTGGTCACGCCTGATGGCATTCGCTATCTGCCGTTGTACTCTACGCCTGTAATCGCTGCTTAAAGATGATCACTCGCGAAGTAATACTAGAGCGAGTGCAAAGTCTGCAAAAACAAGCCGAGCGTTTGCGATCCGATTTGGACGCAACGCTTGGTGCGTTACAAGATTGCGGATATTGGCTTGAACAGTTAAAACAACAGGAAAACATCAATGCCAGCGATCTATCTCAGTCACCCTGATCATGGCTGCAAAGTTGCCACAATGGAACTTGAAGCCGAATACGACGAAAAAAACGGCTGGACACGCTACAATCCAGACACGCCTTTAGAACTTGAAGCGGCTCCCGTAAACGTGCTGGAAGTCAAACGCAAATACACCCGTCGAACCGAAGTTGTTGAGGGTGCAACCGAAGGAATCTAAGCATGGCTACGTACACCGCTGGCGAACAAATTAACCGAGCATTGCGCTTGCTAGGTGTACTGGCTGAAGGTGAGACACCTTCGGCAGACATGTCAAACGATGCGTTGACTGCGCTCGATCAGATGATCGATTCATGGAACACCGAACGGCTGTCGGTGTTCAGCACGCAAGATCAAATTTTCACTTGGCCTGCCGGCGAGATCACACGCACGCTTGGCCCCACCGGCAACTTTGTCGGCCTGCGCCCCGTGCTGCTGGATGAGGCTACGTACTACCGTGATCCAGGCACGAACGTGTCGTTCGGCATTAAGTTCATTAACCAGCAGCAGTACAACGGCATCGCGGTCAAGACTGTGACCTCGACGTACCCGCAGGTAATTTTTGTCAACAACACCTATCCTGACTTTACGATGACGGTGTATCCGCGTCCTACTCGGGACTTGGAATGGCACTTTGTTTCGGTTGAAAAACTAAACCAGCCCGCCACGTTGGCAACGCAGATGCTGTTCCCGCCGGGCTATCTGCGGGCGTTTACCTACAACTTGGCAATGGAAATCGCGCCAGAGTTTGGCGTCGAGCCAAGCCCTCAAGTGCAGCGCATTGCCATGACCAGCAAGCGCAACCTCAAGCGCATCAACAACCCAGATGATGTGATGTCGATGCCTTACGCCATTGTCGCCACGCGCCAGCGCTTTAATGTTTTTGCTGGGAATTTTTAATGAAAACACCGATTCTGGGCGGCACTTATGTTGCGCGGTCGGTAAATGCCGCCGACAGCAGACTTGTCAACCTTTTCCCGGAAGCCATCCCCGAGGGCGGTAAAGAGCCGGGGTTCTTAAACCGCGCGCCTGGTCTGCGCCTATTGGCAAACATGGGCGACGGCCCCATACGCGGTCTGTGGCAATTTGGCGGGTACGGCTACGCGGTGTCCGGCGAAACGCTGTACAAGATAGACACGCTTTGGAACACCACGGTAATTGGCACGGTGGCCGGATCGTCTGGCCCTGTCAGCATCTCTGACAACGGCACGCAGATGTTTGTGGCTTGTGACGGCCCTAGTTTTATCTACAACAGCCTGACGCTTGAGTTCAAACAGATTGACGACCCCGACTTCCCAGGCGCGGTCACTGTAGGCTATATCAACGGCTACTTTGTGTTCAACGAACCAAATAGTCAGCGTATATGGATCACTGAATTGCTAGATGGTCAATCTATTGACCCGCTTGATTTTGCCAGCGCTGAAGGCTCTCCAGACGGCTTGGTGTCGGTTCTTGTAGACCACCGCGAAGTGTGGCTGTTTGGCACCAACTCAGTTGAAGTCTGGTACGACTCCGGCGGCGCTGATTTCCCATTAACGCCAGTCCAAGGCGCGTTTAACGAGGTGGGCTGTATCGCCCCCTATTCAGTCGCCAAACTGGACAACGGCATCTTCTGGCTGGGCGCTGACGCCCGTGGCAAGGGTATAGTCTACCGCGCCAACGGTTACACCGCGCAGCGCGTGTCTACGCACGCTGTAGAGTGGCAAATCCAGCAGTACGGGAACCTTTCCGATGCTGTTGCCTACACATACCAGCAAGACGGCCATTCGTTTTATGTGCTGATTTTTCCATCGGCCAACACCACTTGGGTGTTTGACGTTGCCACTTCAATGTGGCATGAACGCGCCGCCTTTATCAACGGTTCGTTTACCCGCCATCGTTCAAACTGCCAGATGTCGTTCAACAACGAAATCGTTGTGGGCGACCATGAGCTTGGCAACATCTATGCGTTTGATTTAGAGGTGTTTTCTGACGCTGGCGCAGTGCAAAAATGGCTTCGGTCGTGGCGAGCGCTGCCGACCGGCATGAACGATTTAAAGCGTAGCGCACACCACTCGCTACAGCTTGATGCGGAAACCGGCGCGATTGACGACAGCGTGACAACGCCGATTGTCATACTTGACATTTCCGACCCAAACGATGACCTGCTGGCTGAAAACGGTGATTTTCTTGTCTGGGAATATATCAGCGGCACGTTCAATGAAGTGCTGCTAACGGAATCTGGTGACCAGCTTGTTCAAGAAGACGGCGGCGAAATCGTGCTTGTCGTAGTTCCCATTAGCGCCACGGGCGGTAAGATTCTGGTCGAGAAGGGTCTTCTTACGGCAACAGCCATCGACCCACAAGTCATGCTGCGCTGGTCTGATGACGGCGGCCACACTTGGAGCAACAGCCACTGGCGGTCAATGGGCAAGACGGGCACATACGGCACCCGCGTCATTTGGCGTCGTTTGGGCATGACCCTGAAGCTGCGCGACCGCGTGTACGAGGTGTCGGGGACTGACCCGATCAAGATTGCGATCATGGGCGCTGAACTTATTGCAAGCCCGACAAATGGCTGATCCTCAAAACATCACTAAAATCCCCGCGCCTCGCGTGCCGCTGGTGGAGGAGCGCACGGGGTTAATCTCGCGTGAGTGGTTTCGGTTTTTCAACAACATCTATGTCATTACGGGCGGCACCACTCAGGGCATTACCCAAATTGAAAACGGCGGCACAGGGGCGTCTACCGCTGCGAGGGCGCGGCAGAATTTAGGCGCGGGTACGGTTAGCCGCGTGATTGGCACGGGCTTTGCCAGCGGCCTGTCGTTGGTTGGCGACATCACTACCTCGGGCACAATTTCGCTTCAGGGCACTGTGATCGTTAATTTAGCTGATGCTACCGGCTCAATCGACATTAACACCCAGACCACGGGTAACTTGCCGATTGACACGCGAACCACGGGTAACCTAGATGTTGCGACACGCGCCACGGGCGTGCTGCCTGTTGCCAACGGCGGTACAGGCTTGGCCGCACGGCCCTCGGTTGCGACCAAAGTCGCGGACTTTACGCTTGCCAACACTGAAGGTTGGATCATCAACAACAAGTCAGGCGCGACTTGTACGGTCACACTTCCCGCAGCGTCAGCGTGGTCTGGCCGCGCAGTGACCTTTAAGAACCTTCAAACTGAGACAGTTGTGTCGGCTTCTAGCAATGTTGCTCCTATCGGCAGCGCCACGCCTGGCACAGCCATTCTGCCCGCCACTGTAGGCGCATGGGCTACGTTGGTGTCAGACGGCACAAACTGGGTGGTGATGGCATCATGATTGTTCGCAAAGCTCTTAAATCGGATTTGCCTCAATACGTAGTGTTAGCGCAAGCGTTTCACGCTGCATCCCCTATGCACGGCAGCATTGGGTTTGATGTGCAAGGCTATTCTGATTTTTATCTGGCTTCGCTAGAAAACAACAACATAGGCATTTGGCTTGCGGAAATTGACGGCGCAATTGTTGGCATTTGTGGCGCGCTTGCGTATCCGTTGTACTTTAATCCCGCCGCTTTGGTTGTGCAAGAACTTTGGTGGTGGCTAACACCAGCAGCACGCGGCAGCGGTGCGGGGGGTAAAATGTTCAAACAAATTGAACAGTGGGCAAAAGAGCGCGACGCATCCGCGCTGTTTATGATTGCTTTAGAAGACAACAAAGCAAAAAAGATGGAAAATTTGTACATCCGCGCAGGCTTTAAGCCGATGGAGCGCACGTTTATCAAAGAGGTCACTTCATGGCAATAGGAACCGCAACAGCACTCTTAGGTGGCGCTTTACTTGGTAGCGCGATGATTTCATCGGGCGCTGCGGAAGACGCTGCTGAAACGCAAGCCGCCGCCGCCAGAGAAGCCGGTACAACTTCGCTTGAAGGCTTGCAGTTGCAACTGGCTGCCGACAAGGAAAACGTCGATAAGCAGATTGCGGCGCAAAAAGAAGCGCTGACTCAAACGCTGGCGTCCCAACAGGCTGCGGCTGCTGCTGGCAACGCCGCTGCCGCTGCCGCACTTGAGCGTCAGTTGGCCGCGCAAAAAGAAGCCCTTGACGCGCAACTGGGCTTGCAACGCGAGTTGTACCAAAAGCAGGTCGAAAACCTTAGCTCGTTTAAGCAAGCTGGCGAGGCCGGTCAAAACAGGCTGATGGACATTTTAGGCCTAAGCGGCAATGTCAACGCGCCCGGTTACGGTTCTGCCGCAAAAAGTTTTTCTGCGGAAGACATGCAGCAAGACCCAGGCTATGCGTTTCGTTTGTCTGAAGGCCAAAAAGCAATTGAGCGCTCGACTGCTGCTCGGGGTGGCTTGCAGTCTGGTGCTGCGCTCAAGGCCGCAGCGCGGTACGGCCAAGAGATGGGGTCGCAAGAGTACGCGAACGCATTTAACCGATACCAGACCGAACGCGCCAATAAAATAGCACCGTTGCAATCGCTGCAATCAGTCGGTCAAGCATCGGCTGCCGGTCAAGCTGCGGCTGCCGGTAACTTAGCGTCCGGCTCGTCTCAAGCCCTTCAAAATTATGGCTCTGGCGCAAGCGGCGCGTATGGCACGTATGGCGCAGCGCAGGGTCAGATAGCCGCGTCACAGGGCGCGGGCGCATCGGCTGCCTACGGCGGCTACGGCGCGGGTGTGTCTAACATCTACGGCGTGTCTAACCAAGCCCGCCAAAGCGCGTACGGCGCGAACACCGCAGGCCAGATAGGTGCAATTACCGGCGCTGCAAACGCAATGTCGCAAGGTCAAATTCAATCCGGTAACGCATTTAACACCGCCATAACCCAAGGCGTTGGCATATACGGTATGAACCAGCAAAATCAGTTGATGAACAGATACCTCTTATCGAAAGGGTTCTAAGCCATGCCACTCGACCCAAGCATTATTGCGGGCATAAAACCCGCGCAATTTGATCTGTCGCAGTTTTCGCCAATGAACGCAATGACAAACGTCATGAAATTTAGGCAGGCGGATGAAGAAAGCCAACTGAACGCGCTAAAAAGGCAAGAGGCGCAAGCGGCGCTGACCGAACGTAACGCGCTTCGCGGCTTAGACCCTACGGCTGCGGATTACGAAAGCCAACTTTTTAAAGTTAACCCAAAGTTAGGCTTTGAGTTCCGCAAAGAAAAAGCGGCTACTGGCGCGTCAGCAGCAGCGCAAACAAAATCTGAGTTTGATCTTAAAGCTGCCCAGCGCACTTTTTTTGATAAACTTAAATTGGAATTGTCGGATAACCCATCCGACGCAAATGTTGTTGCGTTTGGGCAAGATGCGGAGCTTCAAGGGTTGTATACGCCCGCGCAAGTTAAGACTACGGTAGACCAGCTATTGGCTATGCCGCCGCCGCAGCGCGTTGCTCTATTGGCAAAGGCAGGCTTAAGCGCAAGCGAACGAAAACCGCCAGCACCAGCCGCACCGCCTAGCATGGTAGCTGAATACAACTTTGCCAAATCGCCAGAAGGCGGCAATTTTAAAGGTGATTATCAGTCGTTTGTCACCGCCCGTGCTGCGGCTGGTCGGGCGCCTGCTCCACCTCGCCCTGAACAGCCACCAATTGCGGTTGTTGGCCCAGATGGCAAGTCAATATACGTTAGCCGCGAAGAAGCATTGCGTAACAGAATGACGCCTGCGCCTACTGCTGGGCAAGATGCAAAACCATTAAATGAAAACCAAGCCAACGCTACTGCTTATGGCTTGCGAATGAAAGAGGCAAATTCAATTTTGGAAGACCTTGCCGAAAAAGGTGTTCTTAAAGGTGCCGTTATTGAAAGAACACCACTTATTGGCCGCGCATTAGGACAATCATTGCCTAGTGTTCTTGGCGGCACTAGCTCTGCTCAACAACAAGTTAATCAGGCCAAATCAAACTTTATCACTGCTGTATTGCGTAAAGAGTCTGGTGCTGTAATTTCAGATTCAGAATTTGAAAGAGAAGATCAAAAATATTTTCCTCAAATTAATGACAATAAAGAAGTTATTAAGCAAAAAGAAAAAGCAAGAAAACTTGCAATTCAAGCAATTGAAGTTCAAGCAGGCCCAG